GTAGATTTATTCCGTTTTCCGTAAACAGTAATTTCATTGTAAACATCATACATAGATTGATTTTTCTTAATCTCAATAACTTTAATATCAGAACTATCATTTGCAATTCTAAGGTTTGTAAAATCAAGAGCATTGTTATTTTTCTTTAAAATAATATCTTTACCAATAGTGATTTTTTTATCTTTGAGAGAAGATAGATAATTTACAGCATTATACATATCTGAACCAATAAAATTAATTCCTGTGAAGTAAGGATAATCACTTGTATCTTTAGTAGCATGAGGAATATTATTTTCTTTGAAAAGGTCATTGATAATATCTTCTGCTTCTGAACAAATTGAAACAGTTGATGCAATACTTGCAGTTTCCACCCCTTCTAATGTATTTAAAGAATCTTCAGTTGTTAATGTAAATATTTCACCAATAGAAACAATACCGTTCATTTTTATGTCCATTGTATTTTGAATATTTCTCAGTAGTCCAGCCCCCGCAAATTTAGCAGTGCATGAATTTGTTCCTGTTGTAAAACTAACATTCTTTTTCGCATTAGAAATTCCATCAGTTAAAAAGCAATTATACGATTTATCGCTTGTAAATTTCTTTGCGCTGCCAATAACATCAGTATAATCTCTTGGAACAATATGTGTGCTTCCTGTCTTTGGGTCCATATCAACAAATACATACATTGATTGAATACCTTCATTCATACCGTATCTATTTTTAATTCCACTAACAGGCCCATCTTCCCAAACATTCCATTGACCAATAGAACCATACAAATCATTAGAATTTGTCATTTTTGTGTATTTAGATGACATTTTGTATAGGTCAATTTCATTAGGAGTATTTTCCCAAAAGCAAGTTTCAGCAGGTTGCATTACTCTAAATATTAGAGATTCATTTGTTGTGTTCCAATTATCTACAATTAATTCATGATATTGTGTGCTTCCTGATGTAGTGACTGTATGAGATACAACGTAATGAATTCTATTTGGATAAAGACCTTCAGTGGATGCTGTTGCTGCCTTTCTTGCATCAGCAGCAGTTCCAACGCTCCAAGTCCCTTCATAATCAGTAACATCAGCAGTATTTGCTGTCGAAGAACCGTATTGAATTCCGTCACTTGACACCAAATAACAACCTGTTAAATTTGGTGCATATCGTAGCCATAGGTTGCCTTCAGTAGCGTTTGGTGATACATTAAATTTCAAAACTGCTCCCTTATTTTCACCTGAAGGGATATGGTCATTTGAGAATACAGTTACAGCACCAACACTACTTCCTTTATCCAAATGTAGTAGGGGCTTGATAACAAAATTTACACCATCAGCAATTGCTTCTACTGCGCCTCCCTCCACTACATTGTAGTTATTGAAAACACTACCTGAAATATTTTTCTCAGAAAATGGGAGTTTAATAACAGTAGAATTTGGTAAGTTTATTTCTGTATTTACAATGAATGTGGAGGGAGAATATGTATTTGCTCGGCTTTTTTCAAGTTGATAACATAATCCCAAATCAACAGCAGAACCTTTTTCTGCTTTGTATTCTAATTGGTTTTCGATATTATGCCTATCAATAACTACTGCTTTCATACCGGAATAAACTCTTGTTCCAACATGAGCAATATGAGATACTGTTGCTACCGTATGACTTGAATGGGATTTGTAAGTGCCTGTCAAATTATTAATTGCCGGGGCGCTTGTATAACCTGTGCCGGAATTTGTAATTGATGTTGAGATGATATTTCCACCAGATAATAGATATGTAATTTCACCAAAACCCGAAGGCAAAGTAGAAGAAGCAAAAATATGTCCTAATTCATTTGTGCTATCACCAACTGCGCCCCCAACAACATTTGTTACTTTGATAGTATCACCATGCAATTCTAACATTATTCCCTTATTTTGAGCAACAGGGTCTTGGATTGCCAATTGCAATTGAGTAAATACGTCTTGAGCAACATCACGACCTGTATCAAATGCAGATACACTTACGGATGCCCTTGTTCCGGGCGAAGGCGCAGAAGGCGCAGCATCACCGGAACCATCATCAAAATAAACCCTGTATGTGTATTTGTATGGGCTGCTTTGAGTTAAGTCAATTTCATGAATATCAATATATGCTAAAGTTGAACCACTTGAGGGAGCGTAATTAACTGAAGATGACCCTGTTCCGTTGAATTTAATTTCAGATATAGCCCTTGTTAAATCGTAAGTGGCTGCTGCATTACTACCACCACTGCTTCCTGTTGTAAATGTAAAACTGTAAGGTGGTGAAGCACTTGTTGGAATTAAACCTTGATTTGCACTATGCCCCGTTGTCATAGATATTGCAGCAACACCAAGATTAGCACTATCATCAATATCTGTGTTAATTCCATTAATTACGCGAGAACCTGTATACCCTTTTTGCTCTACTAAGGCATCGAAGAAAATATGTGAACGAGATAATAATGATTTGTAGCCCAAGTAAATAGGTTGCCCTGAACTTGAAGTTGGGGCAGCATTTGGTGCTGTCAATTCTACTGTGTTTGCTGAACTATCCAATGCATAGATAATTCCTAAAAATTCAGGCTTATTAGAAGTTGGAGAAGTAACATACAATTCATCGCCGACTTTAAATTTAGTTTCTGCTAAATTATCAACAGTAAGCAAGGCGCGTCCTGAAGAACTGACTTCTGCTCCTAAATCGGATGCTTCAGCCATATCAATTGTGCTATCGTTATCCACTACTGTTCCAAACATAGGGGGGAATTGAATTCCCGCACTGCCCTTTGATAATGGATTTACACCAAAATATGAATAATTCAACATAGTCATTAAAATGTGATAATAGCCACCTGTGGCCCTTCTATTAGGGTATTCTCCATTAAAAACAACACCTTGATAATTACTCAATACCTTTTCATATATTGATTTGTAATTACTTTCACTTGTGGGTAAAGTTCCTGTGGAACCAACTGAAGTGGTTGCATTTTCTCCGCCTTTACCATGTAGAGAGATTCCGTCATCCCAAGAAATAGAACCTTCGTATTTCATTTTGTAGAGAATTCCATCTTGTCCTGTATTTGCTGAACAATACCTTAAACCATCAACAAGGTTTGCTTCTGCTTTAAGTGTAATTTCATCCCCATTAGCATTAGCAGAATCGACTTCCCCAATAAAGGTTCCATCATTTGCATAAACTCTATCATTTGCATTAAAAATTAAATCACCACTACTTCCATTTTTGAAATTAGTGTTGGAAGTTAGTGCAATTGTTTTACTTCCATTAGTGGCATATGAAGAAGTAGCGGTTACAATAGGGTTTGATGTGATACCATCATAGAAAGATGGCTTCTCTAAACTCAAAAAACGATATGGCGTAAACGCCTCTATCCCTTTTGTAAAATCAATATTAGTTTCAGTATCAACAGGATTAAAATGCCAATCCATTGTTAATTCCTTAAGGCGCATAATACCTACTCTTCTCATTTGGTCGGGCGTAATAGATGCAGAAGAAATTGAAACTTCTTGATAATCATTGTCCACTAAAACTTCTGATTCTGTTATCCCATGATAATTTGTATGTTCATTATCAACGCTGCCAATATCAACAACTTCTCTTGAACCTTTAGATTTCAAAATTAAATTAAAATCTGTGAAATCTCTTGTAGTATATCCAAGATGATTCATTCTTGTCATGCTTTCAGGGTGTAAATCACCGGGGGCGAAGATGAACCAACGTAGCATATTTGGGTCAATGATTTCCAAATTGTCCCTCATATGCGAGATAGCATTATCTCTAAATCCTTTGAGGTCATTGGTTCCTGATTCTGATAACAAGAATGGGCCACCATCTCCTGTGTTATCATATTGAGCCAATGCTCGCATTTGCGGCCTTAGTGCAGCATCACTGTAAATGTGATAATCTTCAAAATTGCTGCCATGTGCAGGTTGCATTCCTCTTGCTTGAGGCAGTAATTGATTCTCTCTCAAATCTCCATCATGAGAAGTATGACCAGCAAATAATGAATCATTAAGAGTTAGAAAATTATCCCCATTGGTGCAAAAAGCAAGACCTTGAGCATACCCATTTACATTGGAAGTGTTTGGATGTGATTTCCTTAATCCATCTAACAGTTTATGCCCTTTGTAAGAAAGTGACCCTTTTTGCAAATCCATGTATCTAAAGACGGGAGGGTGGTAATTGTGAACGATACCTTGTGCAGTAGAAGGGTCTGTATCATTTGATGAAAACGTAATTGGTTTTGCAGCAGAAGAAAGGCTTGAATTAACACCATGAAGAATGCCACCATTATACAACCCTTGAGTATTTAGGAAATACAAACCATGCGAAATTTCACCATCAGTGCTTCCTGTTTTTGCTACATACAATACTTCTTCATCAGCCAATGCAACAGGCAAAGCCCTATCCAATAGAATTTCACCTTTCAGGAATGCACCTGTTGCTAATGTATATCCTGTTGTGCCATTTCTCCATCTTGCTTTGATAACACGACCCAACACTTGACCACTGCTGTTATACAGATATTTTGGAATTGGTTCATCTCCTGATATGTAGACAGTTGTAAGTGGGTCTGTTGTATCTACATTAATTGCCCCTGTATAACCAATCGCTTGTGCGCCATCTACTGTTGTTGCTGCTGTTAAATTCAATAGGCGAGAATCAGCAGCGTTGTTATCTACTCTTGCCAAAACAGCAGGGCAAATAGGAGCCATTGAGAAAATTAATTTTCCTTCACCTGAGTTGTAATCCACAACAGCATATTCAGACATACTGCTTACAGTTTCAATAGATGATTGAGTTAGAGAAGTCCCTGCCTCTCCTAATTTTAGCATAAAGGGTTCTTCAACAAATGAACCTGTATAGGTCACTGATGAATCACCACTTTCTAAAATCTGATTTACATTTTGAATGTAATATCCTCGCGCTCTTGCATCATCTGAAGAAGAAGAATTTAGTAATTTAGTAGAATCTGCACCTGTTGAAGAAATTTGTTTTCCTGAATTGAAAACTAAACCTTTTGTGATTGCCCCTTCTAATGATGTGGTTTTGGAAGAAGTGCTTCCATTGGAGGCTGCTGCTTTTGCCAATGCAATTTGCCCACTACCTCGCAAATAGTAGAATCTGCGATTTGATGCTGTTGAAGTTTCATGCAGTTGGCTTCCTTCTTCTAAAGTGATTGTATTTGTAGAAGTGTTTATTGATTGAATTTTTCCAATAAAAGAAACTCTTCCCTGTATAACACCTGCACCATGATGAAGCCACAAATAATCTCCTGCTTCAAAATTGTCTGAACCTGTATATGTGAATGTAGTAGAACCAAGATTAATTGCTGCTGCCGGATAGTTACTTGTTAATGTAAGCCTATTAAAAGGTAAAATTGTCGAATACACCCAATCATTTGAAAATGTATAATCCTTGTTTACTGCCGGACCTAACAATTTACTAACGTCGCTTCTTCCACTCAAGAAGAATTTATGTTGGCCACTTTCTACATACTCTTCAATGCTTTCTACTGAACCTTTGAAAAGTAATTTGTTAATGGAATATGACCCTTGAAAATAATCCAAAACATTAGGATATTCAAGGGATAACTTCTGATACAATTGCATTGAGGGGTCAATGAAAGTATCATCTGAATCTTGGAAGGTTACAAATCCATTATGTTTTTCACCACCTTCAATTTTGAAAGTCATTCCTGCAAAATTCCCACCTGTCAATACTAATTCCAAGTTTCTAACATTAGTATCAACCCCACTTACAATTTTCCCACCAATAAGGATTCCTGATGTTTCACCATTAATGAGCAATTCTGACCTATCCGCATTGAGAACTGAATCTATTGGAAAATTAACCATGAGGGTTTTTGTTACTTTAGACCATGCTTTTCTGTAAGCAGTAGATTCAGAAAAAGCGACCGGAATTGTAGTTGTAGTTGTATATGTCGCTGCACTTTTTAATCTGTGACCTGAGATGTTAAAATTTTGAGCCAAATTCCCATCCGAGTCTTGATATACAAGACCATGACCACCTAACTTGTAGTGATAATCACCAATTCTAATTTCTTCATAAGTAGTAGTAGTATCATCAAAAAGTAAAGCGTCTAAATAGTGACCACTTTCTAACCCTGACACTTTGATGTAGTTATTACCTACATTTGTCCATTTTCCGGGTAAAACCATAGTTTTTTCAAACTCAATTCTACCTTCTGCAATTGTATGTTTAACTCTATATTCATCAAATTCTTTAATCTTCTTACCCATAATCCTATGAGGGTCAATTAATCGTGCTTCTGCATATGTTCCTGTTTTTGTAACTGAATTAAACACATTACTTTCAATTAAACGAGGAACAACATTATTTTTATCTAAAGACTTTGTATAGTGAATATATCTTTTAGGCCCAACAAAACCTGCTCCTGCGCTTTTAATGAAGTTTCCTGCATCTCTTTGAATATTTGGAAAACAAGCGGCCCAATCTGCAAAATCATAATTAAATGCAGCAATAGAAGTCCCACCATATTTTTCATAACCCTGCGGTGTAGATGCAGCAGTTGGTGTATCTGCTGTTCTTAGATTATCAACAAGAGTAGCATTCATACTATATTTGCCATAATCTATTGCTCGGAATCCGTATTCTTGTTCTGTAACAAAACAAGTAGTAGCATGAGTTTGAGTTAAGGAACCATAAGCAATACTACGGAATAACTGATACTTTGTATCATGGTTTAATTGGCCCTTTGTAAGCAATCGTGAGTTTTCTTTATTCCAATCTTCATCATAAAAGAAAAAATTTGGTTTTGCACATATCGTTTGAACATCATGCCTTGCATCAGCAGCATCTCCACTACCTTGCAATCCATAACCAACCGCAACAACACCCAAATCTGCTGCTTCCGGCCCTTTCCAAATTGTGAATTTAGTGCCTTTTGGAATAGAACCATTATATGCAGGTGTAAACGTAAATGAATCGCCGGTTGCTTCATCACTTGTGATTTGAGTAATCTTAGCAAAATGATGCTTCTTGTAGTTATCTGCGAAAACACAAACAAAGTAATCTGTATCAGTGATTAGGGTTGCTGAAAGTTGTTGCCCTGTGCTGTCATTTACATTATAGCATTGAATTCTATATCCATCTGTCGTTTCTAAATTATCCAAATAATCAGCAACGGTAGTGGTATTTGGATATGCACGATTTAAAAGGTTAAGTCCATCATTGGTTCTTGTCACACCACTTTGCCCCGAAGTATTTGCTGCATTATTTGGCACATTATCCAAACTGTTTCTAATTTCATAACAAACGACAGAACTTTGTTGAGTTTCTGTATTCTTGAATACAGGGTTTACTGCTGTATCGAAATTTGCTTGTTGATTAGCATTTGCCGTAGCCTCATCATAACTCAAATCATTACCTGCTTTGAGAACGTATTGTGTCATAGTCCCGCCTCTTCAAAACGATAATAGAGTAATGTTTTATTGTAATTGGGGGCCAATGTGAATACAGAATTAAATTCAGTTTTGTAGCCATCAAGTATAGCAAATTCATGCATCTTTCCCATAAATTGTGTAGATGTTCCTGTATTTGGGTCTTGACCCATATAGCAATCTTCAGCCTCAAAACCAAAATCAAAAGAAGAAGTAGCAGCATTTGAATGCTTCTTTGTGGCGATTCTTTCACCATTTAGATAGATTGTCATGTTTCCTGTTGCAACATGAAATGACCATGCAATATGAAATGAATTGGCGAGATATAGGGCTTCTCGATTGGCGTGGGTGTAGAGTTCTTTATCGTCTAAATCAGCAGCAACAGCAGCATCTAATGTCACTGTTTTTGTATTATTTGCTGCTGCGTTTACTGTTCCAATTGAAGTGAAGGTTTGACCATCCCTAACAAATAATTCTTGTTTTGGTGAAAACCAATCATCTGCATAATGCCCACCATTATAAGTAAATGTGGCTTGTCCTCCTGTATGAGCATCTACCGTCAATCCAAAAGTTAATGTTTCATTATTCAATGTTTCCGTCACATCAGCACTTAATACAAATAATGTTGAAGATGTAATAGAAGCAATCGTAGCACCTGTCGGAATACCCTTTCCATAAACTGTTAAACCTGCTACAATTTTTGCATTAGCATCATGTTGAATAATTCTTGGATTACTACCAAATGAACTGCCGCTACCTGCGGTAGAATTAATATCACAAGTTCCATCTGTAAAGGAAAATGGTTCATATTTAACTCTACTATCTTCACCATGAAAAACAGCGCCTTCTCCGGTATGTTCAAGAGAAGATGCAATTGCAATATCCGATAGCAGTGTATCTGAAGTTGAACCTGCTATAACATCCATTCCAATTTTGTATTCAGCAGGTTGGTTATGGGTAGTAAGTGTAGCATTTTGTAGGTATAATTGAACGGACCCATTGTAGAAAACCATCATCTTATCTGTAATTCTATTTGCTTCAGGCCGATACAAATGTGATTGGTGATTTGTAGCGGTCATATTGTATTCTTGAACAGTTGGCATTGTTTGAATAGAACCTGAAACACCTGTTGTTCCCGCAGGGTTATTTCCTTTAGCAGCATCATGACTTGCAATTTTCCAACCTGCACCATTAATATCAAATGGCGTAATAATTGCTTCAGCAGTAAATGAATCTTCATGGTCAAAGATTCCATAATCTTGTGCGGCAACATTATCAGAATAATCAATTCGTAAGTAGCCATCACACATTACAGGAAATGTAAGTGCATATTTATTACCAACATAAACTTGTGATGACACACTATCACAACCCCGTTACTGCAATTTCAAATTGCATATTAAATGTAACATAGGGTTGGTCTGTAAATTGAGTATCAAAAGACCTAACAAATCCTCTAATCCCTTGAACATCTCCACCTGATACATATGGAGCAGGGTATCTACTTGTGTTTAGAATTGTGTATTTCCCATCTAATTCATTTCCACTTGCGCCATTATATCTAACTCCATATTCAAATGGAACTAATTTTCCATCAGTAGGTTGTAAGGCATCAGCCGCACCTGCACTTGCTGCAATCGGCGTCCATGTGCCACCTGCATCTTCACAATCTTTTCTGTTTGTATGTGTTGAAATACTACAAGACCCTTGATAATGGTAATCTACACCAACATATGAAGGAATCAAAATCCCTAATTCATTTAGATTTTGATGCCGTTGAAAGATAGAAGAATCAACATGAGAATGAACTAATTGGGCTACTTCATGCGCTGTCATTTTTACATTCACATAGCCACTTGAACCACCATCACTATTTCTCCCATGTGAAAAATCAGTAGCAGAAGTTAAGTTTCCATCTTCATCACCAAAAGCCCTCGGTGCAAATTTTTTCTGAACGTATTGTTCTGTAATAATTCCATCTAAACTAATTGACTTTGTTGCCATGCCAAAATCAAGACCAATTGATTCAGATTCACCTGTTAGAAAACCTGAACCCGGAACAGGAAACGCCAATACATTCTTTGAAGTAGAAATTGACACATTCTCACACTTAAACGCAATTCTATTTGTCATTCCCGAATCAGCAGTATCACGACTTGCTAATTGTAAGAACACGTAATTGCCATCAATACCCGTCATAGCCTCACCCCTGATGGTGTAGTCCTGTTAATTTCACGACTAACTTGTGCGCCAACCTTTCGGGCAATATCCCGAATTTCTTGGTCACTTGCACCGACTCTTCCTGATACATGAACATGAACTGTATTTCCTCCTGTATTGCGAATTTGATGATTTGGCGTCACTTTAGCCCCTCTTGGGAGACTCACTATTTCAGGGCCACGTTCACCAACCATAAATGAGCCACTTCTCGGAACAATGCCACCCTTTGCAAAACCCATCATTTTTCCGGCCATCCAACTTGCCGCTACACCTGATGCTGCTGCTAACGCTATTGACCCAACAACAGCATATGCGGGATTTATTGATGAGGCAAGTGTTGCACCAACAATCCAACCGGCATATACACCTGCTGCTGTGATGATGATTTGTAGTGCGGATTGCCACCAACTTTTCCCATCAATGAATTTTTGTTTAAACCAATCTACAAATTTATCTTTAAGCCAAACAGCCGTATCTGCTAACCATTGACCAAGACCCATTAAACCAGCCATTAATAATTCCCACCCTAATGCTGCAAGAACCAAAAATAAATCCCATAGTGTTCCCCATACTAATTCAACACCTGCCCATATGAATTTCAAAAATGCCCAAAGGGTTTCGGAGAATGTGGCTTCTTTATCCCACAATAATCTCCAAAAATTCATAAAAGCGCCACTTAAGTTGGCCCATCTTTCTCTGAAATTTTCTACAAAATTACCCCAAGCCTCAATAAATAAACCACTTTTTTCTTGAATCATTTTCCAAGCATCCCATACTCTCACAAAAAATGGTTTCAAAAGAATAACAGCCATTACAATTAAACCAATATACAACAAACTCAAACCAATTAATTTAGCACCATCCTTGATATATTGCCAAGCCATTCTTCCTGCTTGTTTCATAAATGCACCTATTGTTGTAAATACATTCTTAAATCCTGCCCATTTCTTTGTAAAGAATTTTTTAAATCCTGAATGCTCAACCCATTTTCCGTCTTTCACTTTTCCCAAACCGCGCCTTGCTCCTTCTTTTTGTAGACGTTCTCTTGTTTCTTTATCTGCTACACCTTCACCTTCAGGGTCTAAAGCCGCCAAAATATCTTTACTTTGCATATTGATTTTAGCCAGCGCGTTCATTTTTTTTTCTTGGGCCTCTAATCCCTCAAGGGTCATTTCTTGTAATTTAAATCGAGCGTATTCTTCTCCGTAAATTTCTTTAAGACCTACGCCCATTTCTGATTGAAGAAGTTGCTCGTCTGATTTTTTGCTGTATAATGCATCTGCCATTTCCTTTAATTCCTTATGGATTTTAACCTCTTCTGCATATTGATTTGCTGCTTCTCTTAGTTGCTTATTGTGTTCTTCCATATTGTTATTCCATGTTTGAATCATCATAGCAGCCGCTTTCATTTTATTCAAGAAACGCCATGTTGCAGAACCCGAAAGGAACCTCATTATGATTTGAAGTTGCTTTGATTCAGATACACTTTCACCAAATTTTGCAACCAAACCCTCAGCAGGTTTCTGTGCTTGGTATAGCAAATTTGTTATTCTATCTAAAGATTCTTCTGTTTCTTTCAAATTAGTGGACATATGAATCACCGCTTTAATTTGCTCTTATGTGATTTCATTTGCTTATCTATTTCGTCTGCCTTTTGCCCCTCTATTATTGAATGAATTGACAAGAAATCCATAACCATATCCGAAGGCATTTTGTAAACTTCCATAGGACTAATACTGAATGCTTTTGCTAACGAGTATACAACCATTTGCGAAGCAGTTTTCATGTCACATTTATGACCTTTTACTGCTCGCTTAATTGCCCGTTTTTTTCTTCATCCTCCTTGAATGAATCCATTGGATTCGGGAGGATTTCTTTGAGTTGATTCCCAACATAGGGATTGAGCCGCATAATGTCTACAATTGACAAACTCGGTTCTGTTTTTTCAATGAAATTTTCAACCATAAACCGATACATAGCATTCATATCAATATCCATGCTTTGTGTTTTCGGGTCTACTTTCATTACTGCTGCCATAGCCATCTCTACTTGAAGCCAAGTTGGTTGTTTAACCCATACCTTGAGGTATTCATCTGAATCCTTAGCAACACGAACGTATTGCGGTTCAGTTTCTTTCTTTACAAACAATTGGCTTTTATCACTTACTATTTTTTTCTCCATCATTTTCTTCACCACTTTCTACTAACTTTTTGCGTGGTCGCCCGCGTTTCTTGGGCTTAGGAATATTTGCAAGTATTTTGGGAATTTGTTCCCTGCGCCACTTTTGCGCTTTCATTTCTTTTTCTTCTTTTGGCATGGTAATCACCTAAAAATAAATCCATAAATCTACGTCGTTAGTGTAGATTTTTCCATATCCTTTATCACCATAAAATTGCTTTGCTTTTTTTCCTGCAAATTTAGGCGACATTCCGAGTGTTTTTAATGGAATGAAACCGCTTGGTGAGTCCCGCCTTTCCGCTTCTATTATCGCCGGGTCCACTATTTTCTCAAACAATTCTTCAACTTCTTTATCTGACATATTATCATTCGGGTATTTTCTCTCTTTTCTCGGATTCTCAATAGGCGGAGCCTTGACAATCTGTCTAAATTCGTTTAACTGCTTTTTAATATCCATTTTAATCATCCCATTAATACCCAATGGCTCTTGACTGTGCAAGAAGCCAAAGTTCTTGGAACAATTGTCCAATCTACCTGAATTGGCCCTTTATCATCAGGAATAGCCCATGTGTTTGATGTAACGTAATAATCATCAAATTGTAGTCGAATTTGTTCACCGTTATCCTTTTGGAAATTAAGGTCAATTCGACTACTTGACCCTGTTTCTGTTTCATTCAGTAATTCTGTAAACAATGTTTTATCTGTAACATAACCACTGAAAGTCAATTCATAGTCACGATTACCGGGAACTGCGGTCTTAATCTTCTTGTTGTAATTTCCAACATATCGCTTATCTTGCAAATTATTATTGATTGACAATTGCATACTTGTAATCTTGAGATATTGAGTTCCAAGTAGTGAAATGCTTCCGTCATAGAAATGGAATGGGGTTAAGAAATCCTGCTCTAAGTCTGATGTTCCGCCGCCACCTGAACCAAAATTCTTGAAACTTCGTTCATCAGATACGTTTAGATGAGCAATATGAGCAGCGCCCGCAGCAGTAGTATCACTGCCTTGTGGCTCAATAACCATTTTTGTATTCAAATCAAGACTCATTGTTAATGCTTCATTTTCATTGGCAGAAAGCGTCAAACTATTGACCATATTACCCGTAGCAATTCGTGTAAATACTTCATCCCCACCATCAGTAGTCAATGCTTCTGTCGGGTTTGATTTACTATTGGTAATTTCAAGACCAAATGAAGGTAAAAGACTTGTATTTTGCTCTCCAAAAGTATAGGTGATTGGAGTAGCGATAGCACCGGCACTCATTGTTGGAATGGTTAATTTTTCCATATCTGAAGTTTCGGCTCTTTGATTTTTGCCTAAAGGTGGACACATTGTAGTTCCAATTCTTCTGTAAAACAATGGCCCTTGTGGGCTAAATTTATCATCATCATCAGTGTTATCCCCTGTTGAGGCACTTTCCATTAAATACGACTCACCTGAACCTGTCCCAACAAAAGGATTTGTTACCTCACTTACTCCTGTAAACGTGGCATTGATAACATCACAACGGCCCAATGCGTAATAGAGCCAAGCACCATGATTTGCTTCAATATCTAAACTGCCACCACTTGCAGTTTCAAGCCCCTTTAATTGTAGAGTCATATTGCGAGTTTGTCCACCCAATCCAAGATTCATTGGTTTCATTTCAACTTCTACATTAGGAAATGAAGCAGTGCTAACAAGACCAAGCCAATTGTCTGAAAGAAGAGTAGATTGAGCATGGCCACCGCCATCATTTGTTGAAGGACCGGGAACAACTGCACCATACTTTCGCATAATTCCAAAAGATTCGGCATCAAGGTTTCCATGAGTCCATGCATCTGCAAAATAGAAATTATCTTTGTCATTAGAATGAACCATTAGAGTTTCTTGATAGTTTCCGGCTGCGTTGTAAAAATCAACTAAACACCCGCAATAAGCATTTACAACCAATGTATATTTTGATGAAAAAGCACCGCCACCACTTGATGTTGCACCATACAATGCACCCGTAGATAACTTATACAGATGTGCTTTTGACCCTGTTCCCATACTTCCTGTTGCAGCAGCCGCTAATACTGATGGGCTATATCCCAAAAATAATTCACTTTCAGGCACTAACGTCAGGGCTTGATGCGCCCCCATCCAAATTTCTGTGTTTACCATTTTTTAATCCCATTCCTTTTTTTACTTACAGTGGAACTGCGAATTTTTTCATCTCTATTGTGATTTTGTAGCCGAATATTCTTTTACTCCTATCGTTGGACTCCGTTCGATTTCCGAGATGAATTTGGTCAAATCTTTTACTGTCCGAGCCTACTGTTACGGTAGCCCCACGCCGGTTCCCGTCTATTCGATGTTTGACTATCTTATAGAGGTTTTCCAACCTATCACGCGCATAGTTTGCATCTGCTGCACCACGTTCATCATGAATGCACCGAATATGTAATGTTAAACTGTAAGTTTCATTCCTAACAGACCAATCAATTGTAGGATTTTCCATACTTTGACTATCCTCAAAAACCACAATTAAATCAGAAGAAGTTTCACCTGAAGCAGCATTTGACAAGTCGTATCTTGCTGCTTTATTCTTCACCATGTTGCGAATATCAATAATTGTAGGTGTTACTTGATGCCCCGATGCCCCTTGACTTGTTGCTGAAGCGGCCCATGTATTTGTTCCTGTAAATTTAGTTTGGGTAATTCCTCCACCCTTCAATAAATTAATCAAATAAGTGACTTCATCCATTGATTGCCTCTCCTATCATTTGTGAAAGTGCCATTTCCAATGCTTCTGCTTCTATGATTTCTGCTGAACGTGCAAAACTTGGGTGAAATGCTTCAAATGCTTCTTCTTGGTCTTGAAGATTCCTCTTAATTTGAGAGAGAATAGATTTGAATTTTCTTGTATTCATTTTAATCACTCAATAAAGAACACAGATTCTTTCTTCCCATCAACAATTGCCATAGCCTCTTCTTTCAACAAGTCATGTTTTGTTTTAATGTCAATTTGTGAACCTGTTTCTGCAATCATTACTGTTTGGTCATTATGCCTCAATAATTCACAAGCGACTAATTTTGTAGCGGCATCTGTGATAACAGAAGGAACTCGACTTGAACCAGCAGTGTATGTAACTCGACAAGTATTGTATTCCAAATATGGGAAATTTCTCCTAAAGAAAATCTTTCCTTCACGATTAATTTTCCACCAATCTCCTAATCTTTTTTGAGTTTCTTTGTCTGTAAATTGAGTAACTGATAAACCTGAACCCGAAGAATCAATTGTGCAATTCGTGCCATCATCCCCACCCAATAAAGATGCAATATTTACCGTAGAACCATCTTCAGAATCTACACTTGCATAAAACCAATCAGAAATATTTCTGTTTCCTGAATTATTATTATCCTTCAGTGTTTTTGCTGCGGTTGCACCTGTTACATCTGCTGTATCTGTTGGGAACCTTTCATTAATCAATGCGACAATTTCATGTGCGGTGGTTGAAGTTCCAATTGTTTTATCAAAATTAGAAGAAGACGCACCCGTATTTAGAACAAAAATTCCATCACCCGATGAAGCAGTTCTTCCCGGTATTTTTAATGTAATACTTGTAATGTTATCATAATCAGTAATTTTGATTGTAGCGACTGATGACGCCAATTCAACCCAAGTGCTTCCTTGCCAAACTTCTAATTTGATAATTTTTCTAACATCATGTCTATCTAATTGAACAAAACCAATGTAATCATTCCAATACTTTGGGAGGTTATAATGGATTCCTGTAAAAGTAAAATTATGGTATTCGTCCTTGTAGAAAATTTCTCTCCAAGAAGTGCTTGTTTTTTCATCAATGAAATCTTCTACTCTCTTCATTATCGTGCCAACTTCGGTGGCCGAAGGATTAGTAGAATTTGTAAAATCAGGAATTTGTAATAATTGAGCAACAAGATTTGAATTTGTGTAATATCCATAGGACGGCCCTGAACCTGATGGCGAATAATCAATACTCAGCGTTGAATAATCTGATGGGGAGGAATACTTTGCCATTTTAATCACCTAATTTTTCATCTAATCTTCGTATTCGTGCAGCCACATGGTTGCCCCATTCCCTGCGAACAGGATTGTAAATTAATGTCCTGAATTGGCTTTGGATGCTAATTGAACCTGCTTTCTTCCCACCAATAACTGCCCCACCACCAACTTTACTTTCTGTTGGAGGGGCTTTGGCAGGGAGGCTTTCTGTTTCTTTTACGTCGTATTTATCTTCAATTGTTATCTCAATAGTATAGTTAACTTTGATATTGAATATGTCAGGTTCATAAAAAGCATTCCCTGTGACAGTAATAGTTTGGATTTCAAGAGGGTTTAGAGCATGGAAACGTGGGTTTAGTAACATTTCTTCTATGCTACTCCTTACATTGTTTTTTACCCATTTTTTTGTGACGGCTTTAGTGGTTAGAACCTTTGCGTCTTTTTCTACTGAAAATGGATAATTGAGGGGCTTTGATGGTTGTTGTTTAGGTCGTGCAATAGGTTCAGGAAGAATACGCTTTAATGTGTCCTTTTCTCCCTTCGTTGTTTTCGCTGCCATTTTCATATTTGTCAATTCGCCATATTTACCTGCGCCTATGTCTTTCATATGTTTCTCTAATTGTGTTTTACTACCCAAGAAATTAAATTTAAATTGGAAAGCCCTATCACTTTTTGTCATTTCTGTTATTTCTAACATTTCATCAAAACTATCAAGAGGAAGTTTAGTCTTTCCTTGAAAATAATTACTAATTTCTTCTGTTGCAGTAATTAATTTATCTACTGCTTCTTGATTATCCCAATCAAATCCAATCCAATCTGCCATAAGTTGTGGATTTGTAAAACTTTCAATAAACATTTCTTTATTTCCTGTTGAATCAAATGGCAACAAATACCAAAATTTAATTCTATTTGTCTTTCTATCATATTCCCATTCTGCAATAGGCTGATATTCTGAAATTTCTTCTTCTGTTACTTGTTTATCTAATTCTTCGGCTTTTACCTTTTTCCATGCGCGAATAGCCGCATTTCTTGTGCTTCCATGTTTAATGTCTGAAACCTTATTCCCATCTGTATCAAAAAGTTTAGTGGATGTATATTGTTTTCCATCTACTGTTACGTCCCTTCCATGAATTCTTTGAGACTTAACTTTATCTGTAATTTCTTCAAATTCCTTTAATGGTGTTTTAAGAAATTTTTTCCATTCTGATTTTAAATGTGTTAAAATTCTTTCATGATTTTCTGAATTATCTTCAGGTAAATCCTCAATCCAATTAGGATATTTTGAAATATTAAATGTCGGACCTTCAGCAATATGAGATTGTAAAACATAATTTTCAAAGGATTCCCTGATTAGTTCATCAGTCAAATCCACTTTGGAATTATCCAACCATATCACAATCATGCCAACCACTTAGCCCATGCTGCGGCTTTTGCAATACCGCGAGATAAGCCAAGTCCACTTTGAGGCGGTGTATATGTCGCTTGCCCTGTTTGTGGGTCCACCCAATATGGATTATTGTATTGGTCATATCCAGCAGGTGGAACAGGATAACCACTTTGATTATTCATAGCATTTTGTTGCATTTGCATTTGTTGATTCATTCCGCCCGTTTGTGGCACACCCTGAATATTTGTGGGAGCCGGACCTGCACCTGTTGGTTGATTTCCAATTTGTTGCCCTGAACCAAAGCCTTGAGATTCTAAATATTGTTGTTTTGCCATCCTACGCTGCATAATTACTTCACTATTCAAAGCAGTTGCAAGTAGATTTTGAATATCCAAATCAATGTTTTCTTGTGTAATTTTCTCAAATTCTCTCAAACAGGTGTCTTGCACAGTAATCATATTGTTGGTTGTATTGTGAACAAATTCCAAACTTCCAAGCATTTTTGCTACGACTCTTTCTGTAACATCTTCCATGAGTTTTTCCAAAGCAAACAAAAAATTCTCACCATGATATTCAAAGAATTCTTCGACATGGTTTTCTTGTAGCGTCAATAGGTTATTCACCGTCTTGAAATTCTGTTGTTGTGCATTCTGCACCTCACGTAAAACCGTTCTATTGCTTGTTCCGAGCATTATTCCTCAACCTCCACTTCGGGGCTACCCTTCACCAACACGCTCATTCTTTTCAAGTTTGCCTCTACTTCGCCCATTAATCTCTCATACTCAAGAGGCGGTTCTTCTTTTTTAGACGTAGGACTCTTAATTTCCCAACCAATTGCTGCTAAAGATTGCACATCCTGTGGCCTCAAATGCTTCAATGGGCCTCTTTGTAACATTTGAGGAAGTTTTGGTTTTGGGATATATGCTGAAAATTCTAATCCATTTTCTTCTGCTAAAATTTGCTGCTCAAGCATTTCCATTTGACGCCAAATTCCCGCGTGTTTTGGGCAGTAATTACCCCTCATTGGGCGCCCTTTTGTGACTTCTGTAAGGGGAATTGTAGGGCGCATAGGGTCTGAAGCCTCCCAATGATGTTGAGTGCCACAAACTACACAACGATGCCTCACATTGAATTTTTTGCCATAACGGAAGAATAGAAATCTTTTCTTTTCAGGAAATAGAACCTTGCGAATTTCCTTCAATTGTTTTTTTGGTTTTTCTGATTTGTAATCATATGGGATTACGGGACCAGCCGCTCTTGCAGTTTCTAATTTTGAACCGAATGGGCTTGGCACTTGTGCTGAACCAATCAATCCGGGGTTATATCCTACGCTCATTTCTTCACCTCAGTAATCATTAATCATCGTAATTATCCCTCGATATACCATTTCAGGGTCGGATTTTGCACTAACGATGTATTTGTGACACGGAATTCCTTTTTCATTAAGTTTTTGCATACCGTATGCGAATGGCTCAAAGATAGGGTGTTTTTGAATGTCGTTGAATTCATATTTTTCCCCCCATAAATCGAACTTGTTGGCCCATATCGCTACTGCCTGTGGGTAGTCTTTATCCTTTTTCTTTTTGAGTCTTTTCCCATCTCTCCAATAGTCATCACAGATTAAGTCCACCAAATACTGCCATGCTAACTGATTTTGTAAATTTGCTCTATTCTCTAAATGTCTATCATCAATAATGAAAAGAATGTATCTTGGTTTTCTTTTCCTCATATCCTTTTTCCATAAATTCCAATACTGTGATTGCCCGCCAACATCTGATGCTTTAATTGTATTCATATCTCCATCAATCTTGACAACTTTTCTTGAAGCACCATGTAAACCAACAGTCCTTTCCTTAATATCAGGCACTTCTCCCCTTGTTCTCAATTGTCGGTGCAGTGTAGTTTTTCCAACTGCCCCCGCTCCATAAATTCCGAAGTTAATTGCGTGTAACCTTTTGTAGAGGGTTCCAATAGTTTCTAAGCAAACGATTGCAAAACCTGCGAGAACTGACACATGAAATCACCTAATGCCATAATCCTGAAATTGCTTCCCAAGCCATGCCGAATAAATTTACGTCAAAAACACCGAGAACATTTCCAATTAAAAAACCGCCAATCGTGCAGGTAATACCCCACGACCACGCTCTAACTTTCAAAAAGAAAACATCGGCTGAATGCGCCCTTGTCATGTCATAAGCAAGTGCTGATTCATTTACCCCAAACAGGGTGTCAAAAACCATTGTATCACTGCTCAATTGCTGCTAAAAATTCATTTGAAACACCTTCTGATGCTTCATATGTTTGCCCATATTGCATTTGATTCGGGGTATATTGTCGCATACTTTCACGTAGCCTTTGCCGTTGTTGTTGGTCACGTTGTTTCCGTTCCCAATACAATTTGAGTTTTCTATCCAAAAACCACAATTCCATTCTCTCGTTCATGGCTAAATCAAATAGGGCCTTTTGTCCCATAATACCGCCAACTGTAATTAAACCAAATAGCACTGCATGACTTAGTGGCGACCAAGGCAAATCCGCTCCATAATTAGCGTAGAAATATACATTTGCACCGCTTACTGTTCCAACAAAAAGAATTGTCATAATTAGCCTTGTGTCTTTATCAATAACTGCCATCTTAATCACCTCAAGCAAACTCTATTGTCAAATTGGGTGTTCCGTTTGTTACATCGACAAAAAGCCCATTTTCACAAAGAACGCTATGCATATCAAATTCAAGTGTTGGGGATAATCCATTACCCCCTGCATCAGAAATCCCCGGTATTACAAATTTAGCCACAACTTTACCACTTGCAGCAGTATTATCGTAAATAATAACAATACTTGCGTCAGTGCCATGTAAATTGGTTGCATGAATGCTAACTAACTTACATTTACCGGAATATACTAATCCGTCTGCGGTCAAAAGACCACTGCTTCTACAACCTCCAACCATATTATCACGTTCCCTGTGAAGGGCCTAAAGGCTTGTTGCCTTTAACGCTTACTCTACGGAATCGCCTTCAGGTTCTTCTTCTGAAGGTTCTTCTACGGGCATTTCAGGCAAAATTGCATCTACGGTCTTCTTTGCTGCTTTCTTTGCGCGGCCCAATCCTGATTTCTTAGGAATTGCCAATTCATTTGCAAAGTCTTCACCAAGTCTTGATGTAAGTAGTCGCTTTTGACCATCGTTTAGATTATCAAGTGTATCATCTGAATCAAATTCAATTTTCAAACCATCTACACCATAATAGAGCATAGCAACTTCTGTTGCCATTTTATCCGAGGATTGACCGGGTTTCAAGGACAAACTACTGCCCCTGAAATCCCTGCCACCATTATTTGTGACTACTGCCATGTAAATCGCCTCAAAGCATTCCGTAAACTCGGACTCGGATTGTTCCACAATCTTGTGTCGAATTTTCTTCAGCCAATTGATTTGATTGTTCGTCAATTGCATTGATAGTAATTGTTGTGCTATTTTCATATGCACCCGTTGCACTTACTTCAGGCGTAATTAGAAGCACTGTGGAATCCTGTCCTGTAATAATCAATTGGTGCATTGTTGATAGCCCAAATTGTGAAGCCGTTACATCAATACCGCCGGATGCATATGCACCCAAATCAATGTAAGCATCGACAACATATTCGTCGCCAATGGCTTTAGGGCCTGAAAATCCTTTGTGGTCTGCAAGTAGTGTTACTGTTGCTGCCATTTTTTCACCTCATTATATTCATTTCAAAGAACAGGGAAATCACTTGATGTTCGTGATTTTACCCTGTCCCTTGAAGAATGAACAGCCGATTTCTCCCATTGTGCGGAATAGCCCTTGATTTCCAAGAGTGCCAACACCGAATGGGTTGCCATGATTAATACCGTCTTCAAAGTATTCGGTTGGCTTTAGCACAGCAAGCCAAATATGGTCTGTATCAAGGAACAGCATATCGCTAAGTCCTGTTGTTAGTGTATCGTGGCTTGTCTTTGGCATATCCTTGCTCGGAATTAGCGGAATATCGTAGTAAGAAGCCACACGGAATCCGACTTCTGAACCCTTTACACCCTTTACACCGTTATGTGTTGGCATAATTTCCTTTGTGTCCATAAATCGCTCTTGTGCCTGAAGCAAATCAGCCAATTGCTGAATTGTATCGTAGCCGGTCAAGATAACCTTTGGAGAACCGCCTTCAATTCGTAGTGACTGAATTAGACTGTTAATTAGGCTAAGTGTTAGGCTGCGTTGTTCTGCTGCCGCATAACCATCACCAAAATCAATAGTGGCATCCATAAATCCAATTGAAGTGCCAACAGCAGTAGAAGCAACACGGTCTGTATTACCGTAGATTTTACCCATATCTGTTGCTGCTGCACCATTTGCTGCTGCTGCAATATTCTGTGCTGTAAATTCATGACATTCAGAAGATGTTGATACAACCTTTAGAAGAGAAGTTAGGTTGCGCTCCATATCACCATATGTCTGTGAAGTTGGACTTGATGGTGAAGCAGAACCACCACTATCCAAATCGTAGAATTCAAGTGGCATAACTGCCATCTTCGACTGAACTTCAGCGTGTAGTTTACCCATGTCTTCCCGAATCATAGCGCGAATATCACCAACACCGTCGTCAATCTTCGCCATTTCTGAAGCCAATTCGCTGTAATCAAACATATGCGCGATAATCTTTGGACTCATGAATAGAGTTTCATAGACAGGCGCAAGTGGCTGAATGTCGTTTCCTGTGCCAATGCTTGCATTTTCGCGTGTTCCACCAATTTCATCAGCATGAGGCGCGAGCATAGCGTTACCTGCTGCATATGATGTAGTCCCAATTCCAAAGGCAGCATTTGCGCCACCCATTGGTCTTTGTGTCATTACTCTCCAACCACTTTGCGTGTATGGACGCTTTGGCAAAATACTCAAAGCATTGACTTCCTGATTAATCATTGACCAAACTTTTTGGCCGTAAATCTTGTTGTAAAGTGCTGATGCAGCAGTTGATGACCATTGTGTGCCATTTAGACCCAATGTTGTGTCGTGACCTGCACCCAATTGACCAACAACACCACCGGCTTTCAGCAATTGATTGCTAAATCCACCGCGAATGCCATAGGTTGCATTTTCCAAATCTTTAATTGTCTTGATATATCCACTCATTTTTTCACTTCCTGTTTTAGTTTCCGCCCTCAAGTCGATTTACCATGTCGTTAATTTCGTCCCACGACATTTTGGCAATTTCGTCATTTGTTGGAATGTTTAGATTAGCAACAACCTCTTCCTGCTTTGCGATTACATTTGTTCGCTCATCAGTTAGCGTTGTTAGCAATTCACTGAATTGCTTCTTTAATTCGTTTACTTCGCCTTGTGCGTCGTAATTTGACTTGTTAATTGCAGATTGTTCTGTAACCATTTCGGCTTCAAAACGGCTTTGGAAAGACTTTCGCACATTTTCATATGCCAACTTCTCCAATTGTTCTGCTTTGAATTCTCGGTATGCCTTTTCGACGTTATCGCCTGAAAGGTCAAGAGTGGGTGCAGTTTGCCAAACTTGCTTTACAAGTGTTGGCTTGCTTTGGTTTCCACCTTCTTGCACGGTAATCTGTTCGTGAGTAGAAGGGCCACCAATGCCTTCATCACCGGCTTCGCCAACTTGTGTTGCGCCATCCAATGATTGTTCTTTCAACTCAGAATCCGAGTATTCCATTTCGTCGTCGGCATCTGCTGCCATCATTTCTTCTCCACCCGCGTCTTGAAGTTCTAAATCTTCGTCTTCGCCGGTATCAAGGTATTCACTTGTCATTTCCATTTCACCTTCTTTTTTTATTTGGTTTGCCTCTTTTAGTAGGCTGTTTAATTCATTTAATGCGTTTTCTAATTCTCCCATTTTTTCTACGTCCTGTTTTAGAATATCAAATTTTGCTTCGGGGTTAATTCCTTTTTCACAGATTGTTACTTCATGCAATTCAAGTTTTGAAATTTCGTTAAATTCTCCCAATTCTTCACTTGTTTTCTTGCGCTTTTCTAATGCTTGTCCACCAATACTAAATGAGCGTAAATGTCCTTTTCGGATTTCACGACCCACTTCTTTCGCTTTTTCAATGTCGTCCCGTAGTTTGATTACTACAAAGAACCCAACATCATCTACGCCCGTTTTCCAATTTCGGCCCGTAGAATCACGATAGTTTTTCAGCACCTCCCCGACTTGAACATTTGAATGATTTGTCATTACATTTCTGTATTTTGTTTCCCGCATGAATTTTTTGACGGCTTCATCTAATGCTTTAAGTGTGATTAAGTCATTTTGCTTATCCACAATTTCTATTGATGCGTAGCCTCCAATGATGAGATTGTCTGATTTTAGAATCGTAAAATGTGAGTCGGATGCGGTGGGAATCAAAGAACCCGACTGTTTTGTAGCAATCATCACCAATTTCACCCACATTTTCATCTGCTATTTAAACTCACTGTTCCTTTAAATCTTCAAAAGTGAGTTTTTTGTGCTTATCAGCGTATATGTCCCAAATACCGTCATCTGTTTCTTCTTCAACCGGCTTCTGTTTAACAGACGTAAATGCAACCCAATAATCCTCGCCCTCAATTGGAACAACCCTGAAATGTAGTTTAGATTCAAATTTATTTCCTTCAAGGAAATATTCATGATAACCATGCCTTTGCACACCCAATGTAATATCTCCCTCATCAATTAATTTAGTTTTATCAGAATTTTCTTCTATTTGTGCAGGGAATTTCTTAGATTTTCCAAATAAATTGAAAACATCATCAACAGAATTAATTCTAATATTCCAAATCATTGGGTCTTTCAATTGAATAACCAAATTCAAATTTCCATCCTTACGCAAATAAAGTTTGAATTCACCCGAACGTAATTCCTCCGGCGTTTCGTATTTTGTAATTAAGTTACCTTCTGTGAACTTTTCAGATTTTTTATCATATGTCCAATATTTTTCTCCGGGTTCTTCTGCTACTTGTTTAATGCAATACTTGTTGAGTTTTTCAATATCTGAATCAAATAATTGATTATACAATGATTTCAATTCATCGCTACTATTGAGAATATGCTTATGAATTGCTTCAATACTACTTGGCCCATTCTTATTCAAGAAATGCTTGATATGAGTTCTAAATTTACCTTTTTTCATTTTATGAATGTCTTCAATTTGAGATTTCCATTCGTCTAAATTAACGAGTGCATTCTTCGCCATCAAATTAAATTCATCAAAACCAAATATCGTAAATCCATCCATATCCCCTTTTGCTAATATCGTAGCATCACCGTGAATATTGTCTGTAATATTAATTCCCTTCTCCAAAGCCTTTACTTTGTATTTTATGGATTTTTTATTATTGGCTGAAAGTAATTCTAAAGTAACAACCTTATCAGGATAATCAACTTCAGGAATTTCAATAACTTTTGCTGAATATACTGAATATCTATCTCCGCGCTTGTTTACTTCATCCACCTTTACTCTAACAATCGAACCTTCATCAACATCAATGTTAGTATTTACTGCTTTTCCAACATTCATGTAGAATCTACCATCAATTTCTTTAGATTTGGTTTTTTTCGCTTCTTCATCGGAAAGTGGCCCTGCTCCTAATGTATATGAGAACATATTTGATTTAGTAGATTTCTTTTCAAGCACAATTAAATCCAAATCTACAAATTTCTTCCATTTTACCCATTTTGGGTTCTTTCTTGTGCCGATGTAGTAAGTGGATGTAATATCTTTAATCACTACACCTTCAGCAGTGGGAATTTTCATGATTTCTTTAGCATATTGCTCAATTTCCTTCAAAGAATCGGCTTCGCGGGTATCTTTTTTGGTTGGAAATTGCAATTTTTCATGAGAATGCTGTGCATAATTCTGAAAAAGAGTCCTAATTCGTTCTGACAATTCATCCTCAACCATATCCTTCTCTTCATGCCGCATAATATCGAACACATGGGCGCGTAATTCGGCTTCGGACTCTTTATCTTTGAAAATGCGAGCGACAACTTCTGCTCTTTGCAAAGGTTCGTCTTTCATGAATAAAAGCAATTCAGCATCAAGGATGCAATCCCCAAAATGCTTATTTTTCATAATTTTGACTTGTTCAGGACATTTTTCTGTAATATCCTTTTGATTATATGAATAAATTTTCACCTTGTTGTCAATTTTATGAATTTGAATACGCATCCCATCGTATTT